TCAGTTCTGGATGATATTGTGGAGGTGGAAGATACAGCACTATAAGTAACAATTAGTAAACACGATTAGGGGCAGGTTGTTGACAGTCTGCCCATCATATTGTATAATAATAATATACACTTAGTGTGCTTATGAGTTCTTGACAGTTTAGACAGGTATTATGCCCCCTATGTTATATTTTGCGGTGCGGGCGTTGCGTTTATAAAAAAGTGAAAGTCCCTAACCTACAACGAACCGAATTCGAGAGCTATATATAAATTTCCCAAAAAATTTTTCAGAGTAAAAACCCCCCTCCAATACTTTTTAAAAATAGATGATCAATTTATTTAAAAAACAAAAAGAGGGTGTATTTAATATAGTAAATGAATTTCCATTTTTTAGTATTGAAGAGTGTGAAAAAATAAAAGAATATGCATATAAGAAAGAAATAGAATTAAAAGAAAAACCATCCACAAATAATGAAAGATATAATAATTCTATAACCACTAATAGGTATGATCAATATAATTTTTTAAAAGATAATCCGATATATGCAGATAGGTTTGCAAATTTTTTAAAGGAAACAAAATGCCCGATTGAATGGCCTATTATAACTCAGAGTTGGATAAACATATATCGTAAAGGTGATGGTATAGGATGGCATAAGCATCTTGGAAGTGGTTATTCATTTAATATTTTTATTGATGGAGACCCTTCACCTGGACCCGTGTATCTGTATACAGGACGTGACTGTGGTTTAAATGAATATGATTTGAAAAGAAAAAACTTTAAGAATAAAAAAGGTTACATACAAATATTTCCTTCACATATGTACCATAAGGTTGATCCTACAAATTCTGAAAGAATAACTGTAGGAGGTACTATACATCATTATAAGGATATACATCTAAATGAAGTGAGTCGTATGTCTTTTAATAATAAAGAGAATCATGGATATATTCTTTTAGGTTAATAAGCTTGCAATTATCTTGAATTTAATATATAATATAACAAATACAAAATTATATGTCTACTGAAAAGGAAAACATAATAACGTATCACATATATGCTAAAGATAGATGTTTGTATCATAATCTAAGACAAGATGAATTTGAGGAGACATGGGAGATGCTTAATGTGATGGTAGGGTTGTTAAAAACAGATTATGAAGCAGAGGATTTAAGTTATGAGAAAGCTGCTCCTACGGTAGGTGTTGGTGGACCTGTGAGAATATACACAGAACCAGCAGGAGGAGATTCTTATTAATGTCTGACTTATTTGGTATCTATGATAATGCACTTACAGATAAAGAATGTAATTTGATAGTTGATATGTTTGAATCTGATGCATATCCTAAAACTCCTGGAATGATAAATGTAAATGGAAATGTAGGAGTACATACAGATAGCAAAGATTGTAAAGAAATTTATGGCAATAAGTTTAGTAATAATAGTGTTATTGATAGAATACTATTAGAGTCTCTTAATAAACATATTAAAGAATATTTTTATAAGTATTTAATTTCAGCAATAGATCTTGAGCATTTAAAAATTAATGATGGATTTAATCTTTCAAAATATGACCATGATTCTCGTGGATTTACTCAATGGCATTTTGAGCAAGCAAATTGTAAATTTACAGTTCGTAGAATTTTAGTATGGATGTTTTATTTTAATAATGCTAAGTCTGGTACTGAATTTCTATTTCAAAGGAATATAAAACCAAAAAAGGGAAGATTGATTATTTGGCCAGCAGCATTTACTCATACTCATAGAGCACAAAAGAATAAAGGATTAAAATATTTTTCTACAGGATGGGTTAATTTTAGTATTCCAGATTGGGAGGTTCCTGGTATTACCATTACATAATGTTTGATATACAACCAATCTTTTCTAGTTTTTTAGTTAAGAAAAAATTAGATCTGGATACAAAAGCAATAAAGACTTGGGTTGAAAGAAGTTTGTATAAAGATTATAAACTTGACCTACAGTTTAATGAAGAGGTATTAAAAGATTTTTATTTTAATATAAATCAAATACTTGACAATTTACACGTTGCTTTAGGATTTTCAAAAAACACAAAACAACAGATTCAAAAAGCATGGGTAAATGTTAATTCTAATGAAAGAACTAGTATACCACATACCCACCCTGCTGCTGATTTTATTTGTGTTTATTATCCATATGTGGAATATGGTTCTGGAAATTTAGAACTTATGAATCCAAATTCTTCTATAGAGTATGCTTTTCCACAAGCAAGAGATACTACTATAATTGAATCTCATAATATTTTTAATAGTAAGATTTGGCAAATAGTTCCAGAGAATGACTTGTTAGTTATATTTCCATCATGGTTGCATCATTATGTTAGACAAGGCATTCCAAATACTACTCGTATGAGTATTGCACTAAACAGTAAGATTGTTCCTAATGTTTAATTTATTTAAAAAAGAAGAAATAAAAAAAGAATCTTCAGTAAAACCATTTGAGATTTTTTCTACACCTTATTGGTTTATTAAAGGTGAATTACCAGATAACATGTATCAATGGGCAAGAAAATATGAATCATATACACCTTCTACATTAATGTCAAATAGAGGAGGATATCAGAGTGAGCAGAAATTTGGATTAAATGATATGCCTTTGGAGTATATTAAACATTTAGAAAAAAAATTATTATTTTTACCTAAATTGCAAATTTGTAATTGGTGGTTGAATATTAATTATAAAGGAAACTATAATGCATCTCATACACATCCTGGTGCTGATTTAGCACTTGTGTGGTATATAACTGATAATCATAATTTATTAAAATTAAGAGATTATCATTGTCATACTAGACAAGCATTATATAGTCAATTAGGAATAGGAACAGGTTGTGATATTAATGCACTAGCAGGAGATATAGTAATATTTCCTGCTGATATTGATCATGAAGTTCGTGAAAATCCTTTTGATGAACCAAGGATTAGTATTAGTATGAATTTAAGTTTAATTTATTGACATATACATAGAATTACTCTATAATTGAAATGAAGTAATTACAAGTTATGGCAAAAGGATTTACTGTTAAAGCCAAGAACCCAATTAGTAAGAAAGAACCTAGTTGGGATATAGATGCAATTAAAGCAAGATGGAAAGGTAAGACAATAGTATTCTGTTTACCTGGTAGAGGTTGTTCTTATACCTTCTTAAAGAATTTTGTACAACTGTGCTTTGATATGGTACAGTCAGGAATGAGTATTCAGATATCTCAAGATTATTCATCTATGGTGAACTTTGCAAGATGTAAGTGTCTTGGTGCAAATGTTCTTCGTGGACCTAAGCAGATACCTTGGGATGGTAAACTGGAGTATGATTATCAACTCTGGATTGATAATGATATTGTCTTTACTGCTGAGAAGTTCTGGCAGCTTGCTGATCTAGCATTACCTGCGGATGGTGAAGAAAAGCAGATCGCAGCAGGCTGGTATGCTACAGAAGACGGACATACTACCTCAGTTGCACATTGGTTGGAAGAGGATGACTTCCGTAAGAATGGGGGAGTTATGAATCATGAGACCGTTGAGTCTATGGGCAAACGCAACAAACCTTTCACAGTTGACTATACTGGTTTCGGTTGGTTGTTAATTAAGAAGGGTGTCTTTGAGAATCTTGAATATCCTTGGTTTGCTCCTAAGATGCAAGTCTTTGAATCTGGTGCAGTACAAGATATGTGTGGTGAGGACGTGTCTTTCTGCCTAGATGCTAAGGAACAAGGTATTGAGACATGGTGCGACCCTCGCATACGTGTAGGGCATGAGAAGATGAGGGTTATTTAATGGCAAAGGCAACACAAGGGGCATGGGGAACCGTCAAACTCGTCTCGATGCCCAAAAAAACTCGTCAAGGACGCTCGGTTAACACACTCCTATCCGCAACTTCTCGCAATAAAGCAAAAAAGAAGTACCGAGGACAAGGAAGATAAACTACAGGGGGAGCAATCCCCCATTTTTTTATAAAGAATTAAGTCATGGAAGAAAAAAAATCACAATTTCCAAAAGTAACATTAGATGCAGAAAGTGTTGTTACGATTAACATAACTCCTGAAGAGGTAGGTGATTTTATTTTTTTAAAGAAAGGAGCAGTTTCAAAAGAGAATTGTAATCGTGCTATCGAACTATTTGAAACAGAAAAAAAGTATTTTGATGGTGGTATGGGATCTGGAACTGAAAAGATAATTGATGTGAAAAAAAAGAAATGTAAAGAAATTTATATAGAAGAAAAATACCCAAATTCTTATAATGAACTTTTTATAGATGATTTAAATGCTGCTTTAGAAGATTATAAGGAAAAATACCCCTATATAAACTTTTTAAGTGCATGGGGAGGTGAAAGATGGTATAAATTACAAAGATATAAACCACATGAAGGTTATTTTATTCCCCACTGTGAGAATAATGGTTGTTGTTTAACTAGAATGTTGGTATGGATGGTATATTTGAATGATGTAACTGATGAAGGTTATACCATATTTCCAAGTCAAAGGAAATTATTCCAACCTAGAACAGGAGATATCTTAATTTGGCCTGCATTTTGGACTCATCCACATAAAGGAGTCACAAGTAAGACCCAATCGAAGTATATTTTAACTGGATGGTGGGATTTTGAGTTAAAGGTTAATGGAAATGTATATACCCATTATTAGTATTGGTTAAATAGTAAAAACATACTAAAATTATGGAAAACTCCAAGAAAAAGATGCTAAGAGAGGTTTCAAACGACCATCTTACTCCTAAAAAACGTGATGATTTAGTACAAAGTGAAATTTTTGGAGATTTTGATGATGATGATCTTGAATATGACGATCAAACTATGATTATTTGAAACATTCGTTTGTAATCCTTAATAAATAAACAATAATTGCCGTATTAGTGTGCCAATAGAACGGGTAAGCCAAGGTTTTAAAGACATTAGCATGACATTTCAGTCTAATCCACTGAATAGTGACCTTATTGCGATTAAAAATGAAAACGCAATTGCCCGTTCTTTGCGAAATATTGTTTTTACATTACCTGGAGAGAAGTTTTTTAACCAATCTTTTGGTTCAAGGATTACTGAATCTCTTTTTGAGAACATAGATGATATTACAGCTACTGTTATTGTTGATGAAATTCGTGAATCTATTACTAGATATGAACCAAGAGTGGAATTGGACACTGTAAGAGCATATCCTGATTTTGAAAACAACAGTTTTGATGTAATTATTGTGTATAGTGTGATTGGATCACAGGTTCCATCACAAGAATTACAGTTTGTTTTGCAGTCTAGTAGATAAAAATGCCATTAGCTAATTTTTCTAACTTGGATTTTGACCAAGTTAAATCAACTTTACAAGAATATCTCAAATCCAACTCGAATTTTACGGATTATGACTTTGAGGGATCTAACCTGTCAACAATTTTAGACGTTTTAGCATATAATACCTACATTACTTCATACAATGCCAACATGGTAACGAATGAAGTATTCATAGATACTGCCACTTTAAGAAAAAACATCGTTTCACTGGCAAGAAACATAGGTTACACACCCCGTCCAAGGCAAGCAGCAAGGGCAACAGTGTCGTTCTTTGTTGATACTAGTGGAATTGTACCTATACCTGCTTCTTTGACTCTTAAAAAGGGTCCAGTGGCAACATCAATAAGCAATTTTGGTGGACAATCTTTTGTTTTTTCAATTTTAAGTGATATTACAGTTCCTGTATTGGATGGAATTGCAAATTTTGACGATATTGAGATTCATGAGGGAACTTTATTAACTCAAACTTACACTTATTCAGCAAGAGTACCAAATCAGAAATTTATTTTACCAAATATTGGTATTGATACTGATTTAATTACTGTTACAGTCAAACCAAACGAAGCTTCTGCTACAGAAACGAAATATAATTCTCAAAATAGTCTTTTTGACGTAAAATCTGACTCAAAAGTTTATTATTTGCAGGAAATTGAAGATGAAAGATATGAAATATTTTTTGGTGATGGAGTTTTTGGAAAAGAACTAGAAGATGGTAATTTTATAACAATTAATTACATTACTTCTAATGGTGATTCTGCAAATGGAGTGAGTTCTTTCAATTTTTCTGGAAGAATTCAATATACACGTAATGCAAACACTTATAATGTTACAACTGGCATCTCTTTGCTCACAACTGGAGTAATTGCTTCGGGTGGAGAGACAATTGAATCTGTAGAGTCCGTTAGAAAGTTTGCTCCACGAATTTATGCTTCACAAAATAGAGCAGTTACTGCAAATGACTATGAAACACTAATTCCAGCAAAAATTTACCCCGAAACAGAGTCAATTTCTGTTTTTGGCGGTGAAGATCTTATTCCACCTCAGTATGGAAAGGTTTTTATTAGTATAAAACCAAGAACTGGAGATTTTCTTCCAAATTTGGTCAAAGAGCAGTTAAAATTGAAGTTAAAAAAATATGCAGTAGCAGGAATTGTTCCAGAAATCCTTGATTTGAAGTATCTTTACCTTGAAGCTGATTCAAAAGTATATTATAACACAAATCTTGCAGAATCTGCAGAATCTGTTTCTACCAATATTCAAAATAATGCTAATAAGTATGCAGAATCAGCAGAAATGAATAAGTATGGTGCTAGATTCAAATATAGTAAATTTTTATCTCTTATTGATAATAGTAATGAATCAGTAACATCTAATATTACGACAATTATTATGAGAAGAGATTTGAGAGTTGTATTAAATTCATTTGCAGAATATTCTATTGGTTTTGGTAATGAATTTTATATTAAAAGGATGGGTGGATATAATATTAAATCATCTGCCTTTAGAATTGCTGGAATATTAGATGATGTTTATATTTCCGATCTTCCTAATACAAATAAATTAAATGGATCTTTATTCTTATTTACTGTTCCTTCAATAAATTCAACATCTCCTTCTATTGTAAGAAGAAATGTTGGAACAATAGATTATAAACGAGGAGTTGTAACTTTAAATCCTATTAATGTTCAATCAGGAATGCTTAAAGATGGGCAAACTGTTATTGAAATTTCAGCATGTCCTCAATCTAATGATGTTATCGGATTACAGGATCTTTATTTGCAACTAGATATTAATAACAGTAATTTTGAAATGGTTGTTGATGAAATTGCTTCTGGGTTAGATCCTTCTGGTTCTAATTATATTACATCATCAAGTTATGCAAATGGTAGTTTAGTGCGTTCTGGTGGACGTAATTCTACTACAACTACAACTACTACAAGTCCTACTACAACTACATTTACGACAGGTGCTACTAGTGGCGGTTCAGGCGGTTCAGGTTACTAAAATAAAAAAACCATAAAATGTCTACAAAAAAAATTCAGTTTAATAACGTTGTTCAAAATCAGCTTCCTGGATATGTCATATCTGATTATCCATTAGTTGCTGAATTTTTAAAGTCATATTATCAAGGACAAGAATATCAAGGTGGTCCAATTGATTTGGTTAATAATATTGATCAATACACAAAGGTTGGTGAACAAGTTGATCTTACTGAATATGTTGGATTAGGTGCTTCTGTAGGTATTAGTAATACAATAATTGAAGTTGATATGAAAGAAAACCCAACAGGAACTTTGGGTTTTCCAGATTCTTATGGATTGATAAAAATTAACGATGAGATTATTACATATACTGGAATAACTACTTTTGCTTTTACTGGTTGTGTAAGAGGATTTGTTGGTATTACTTCATATCACAGTGATACAAATCCTGAAGAATTAGTATTTGAATCTACTAGTGCGAAAAAACATAGTAAAGGCGATTCTATACAAAATTTAAGTTCTTTATTTTTAAAAGAATTTTTAGTTAAAACTAAACATCAACTTACTCCTGGTTTTGAAGCAAGAAAATTATCTTCGGAGATAGATCAAAATCTTTTTATAAAACAATCAAAAGATTTTTATTTAAGTAAAGGAACTGATAGGGGTTTTGAAATTTTATTTAAAGCATTATATAATGAAGATGTAAAAATTATAAGACCTTCTGAGTTTCTATTTACACCATCTAACGCAAATTATCAGGTTACAAATGATTTTGTTGTAGAGCCAATATCTGGTGATCCAATGAATTTGGAATTATCTACATTATTCCAAGATTCATATAAAGATCAGAATATTGAAAGAGCATATGCCCCTATAACTCATGTAGAACCTATTAATGTAAGTGCAGGTACTACCTTCTATAGGTTAAGTATAGATGCAGGATATAATAAAGATTCTAGAGTAGAAGGATCAACATATGGAACTTTTGTTACTCCTCCTAGATCCAGAGTGATTGGAGATGTTGGTGCAGGTCTTACTACTATTGATGTAGATTCAACAGTTGGATTTAATACTTCTGGAGAATTATATTTTAGATATATTGATAATAGTGTTGGAGTAAGTTCGTATACATCAAAAAGTTTAACTCAATTTTTTGGACTTAGTGGAATTGGGAAAACTATTTTAAGTGGACAAACTATTGGTATTAATACTTTTGCATATGGAAAATCTGTTTTAGATTTTGATGAAACAATTAAAGTAAGACTTACATCAGTTATTGATAGTATTGATTATGAGAATACTAATTGTCTTTTTGAAGTAGATGATACAGTAAAAATTAAAACTTTAGGAATTGGAGATACTGGATTTAAAGTAGATGAATGGTTCTATAACGTTGCTGCTGTATATCAAGTTGATAGTATTGCTCTTAAAGATTCCTCTGATTTTACCTATGAAATTATATTAACCACTGATCATGATTTTAAAGTTGGTGACAAATCAGTTGCTGTTCTGGTCGGTAGTGATGGTGAAACTTTGCCTGTATCTGATATAACTCAATTAACTTCTTCTAGAGGATTTATTATAAAAGGTCAGGGTGAAATTAATACTAATTTAGATTATACAATAGAGAGGCAAATATTAACAGCAAATGCAATTAATTTTCCAGAAGCTGGTGATTTTGCTACAAATATACAGAATGTTTATGTTGAGAAGGATACTGAAAAACTACTTATAGCATCTCCATCTATTCCAACCTATGGTTCACAATCACTCGGTGTTAGTGATGGTAAGATAGTTTTCAGTGGTAGTTTTAGTGGTGATGAATATGAAATTATAACAACTGCTACAAAAACTCCATCTGGAGTACCTATCTTTGATCATGGATTCTATACTGGTGATGCAATTTATTATACACCACAAATAATTAATGATGTATATGTAGATCCAAGTAGTGGAACCTCTATAGACAATTTTGTTATTAAATCGTCTTTGATGGATGAGGGTCTTTATTTTGTAAAGAGAGTAAACGAAACAACACTTAAATTTGCAAAAAGTGGTTCGGATCTTTATAATGAAAAATTTGTTAATATTGATAATGATGGAGCAAGAACTGGTATTGTAACAGATAATAAGATTTCACCATTTAAATTTAATAATAAAACTTTAACATCACAAAAAATATTAAGAGAAGTATGTCCTCCTGAAAATAGTGGAACTTTATACGAAACCACTCCTGGACATACTGGTATATTGGTAAATGGTGTAGAAATTTTAAATTATAAATCATTTGATCAAGTTCATTATGGGGAACTTAAAAGTATAGATGTTCTTTCTGGTGGAAGAGAATATGATGTAATCAACCCACCATTTTTGCATATTAAAGATTCTGTTGGTACTGGTGCTACTGGATATGTTGCAGTATCTGGATCTTTAAAGGAAATGAGGATAATTGATCCAGGATTTGATTATCAAACCACACCTACAATAAAAATTACAGGTGGTAATGGATCTGGTGCTCGTGTTTCTGTAAACATGGAAGAGGTGTCTCACATTTCTGCTTTTGATGCAGATTCTTCTAGAATAGGTTTGGGTACAACGGGTAGTTTAGCTTCTACTATTGGATTTACTACTTTTCATAAATTTAAAAATGCAGAAAAAGTATTATATGTTACTGACAACCAACAAGTTATAGGTGGATTAACTACTAGTGCAACTTATTATGCCGCTCTTGTCGGAACTGCTGGAACTACAATAAGACTTCATAAAGATGAAGCAGGTGTTCTTGCAGGAATTAATACGATTACATTAACTTCTAACGGAGTAGGAAAACAGTATATAAAGTCTTTTAGTAGAACATCATCAGTTGAATCTATTACTGTGCTTTCTGGTGGAAGTGGATATCAAAATAAAAAGAGAACTGCTGTTTCTGCAGGTATAAACACTGCTTTAAATTGCATTAATATTAAAAATCATGATTATGAATCTGGAGAAATTATTACTTATACTTGTGATGGAACACCAATAGCAGGTCTTACAACCGACACTGATTTTTATGTTACTAAAAAGGATGATGATAGTTTTTATCTATCAAGTGTTGGTGTAGGAACTACATCTAGTGATTTCTATCATAAAACTAAACAATATAGACCTCTTACTAGTATTGGTGTAGGAACTCATATATTTAACTATCAAGATATTACTGTAAGTATATCTGGAGATGTTGGTATTTCTTCAGTTGGATCTGATACTTTTGAACTTAAAGTTCAACCTATATTCAGAGGTGAGATAACATCTGTTCATTTGTCAAATAATGGAGTTGGATATGGAGCATCTGAAATTATCAATTTTGTTAGAGAACCTGAAGTAAC